GTGCTAAGTCAGGCAGGTGGACTGCCGCGAAGGGCAGCGCCATCAATATGCAAAACCTAAAGCGTGGGAGCTTCTTGCGCAAAGCCATCATGGCTCCCGAGGGTCACCAGTTAGTTGTAGGCGATCTGTCGCAGATCGAACCGCGCGTGCTCGCTTGGCTTTCTGACTACCAAGAGATGCTTGACATCTTCAAAGCCGGGGGTGACCCGTATGCTGCCTTTGGGGCGCAGATGTTCAACATACCCGGGCTCAGTAAAGAGTCGCACCCTGACCTGCGTCAGTCAGCCAAGTCTGCATTGCTGGGCTGCGGCTATGGTCTAGGCTGGGCATCGTTTGCTTCGCAGCTTCTTACTGGGTTTCTGGGAGCACCGCCGGTCAGGTACGACAAAGCCTTTGCTAAAAAGCTGGGAGTGGACTCAGAGTACGCTGAGAGATTCTTAGATTGGGATGACAACCTAGTCAGGCTGGAAGCTGTACCGCACACCTGCACAGAGAAAGAGTTGCTCACGCACTGCCTAGCCGCTAAGAAGATCATCGACATCTATCGAAGCACTGCACATCCGGTGGTAACTTTCTGGGACATGCTAGGCAGCTTGATCGAAACCTCTCTTGCAGGCGGCAAAGAGTTCGTGTATAAATGCATTACCTTCAAAAAAGGAGAGATAGTTCTGCCTAACGGTATGAGCCTTCTTTACCCCGACTTGCGTAAGCAGAAGGACAGTAACGGTAGGAGCCAGTGGGTATACGGGCCAGATGCTACCAAGCTGTACGCAGGCAAGATCACGAACAATGTGGTGCAGGGCACAGCAAGAATCGTGATGACGGATGGTATGTTAAGAACCGCAAAGAAGTACTTTGTGGCGGGGACGGTGCATGACGAGCAGATCGTTGTAGTACCTGATTCTGAAGTTGATGACGCTAAGACTTGGGTCTTGGCGCAGATGACTATGGAGCCGAAGTACATGCCGGGGATTCCTCTGGCCGCTGACGGTGGTGCGCACCGTAGATATGGGTTAGCTAGAAACTGAAGGAGAAAAATGAAGCAACTGACACTACCTAAAAAAGTAAAGGTGGGCGAGAGATGGTATAGCGTAGAGGTCGTTGAGGCCCTACGCAACAAAGGTGAGATGGGACGTGTGTACTACGACAAGGGTGTTATCGAGTTAGGCAGACGCACGCACCACGGCATACCACTCAAACTGTCCGCACTGAATGAAACTTTCTGGCACGAGCTTGTGCACGTCATCTTGTACGAGATGGGGGAACACAAACTGAACGACAGAGAGCGTTTTGTAGAAGACTTTGCCGAGCGCTTAGCGCAGGCTATCAACACAGCGAGGTTCTAATGAGCAAGATTACGTGGAGTCACAGCGCTCTCAAAGACTATGAGGGCTGCGCCCGCCGATACCACGAGGTTAAAGTTCTTAAGAACTACACGTTCCAAGACACACAAGCCACGTTGTACGGCAAAGAATTCCACGATGCTGCTGAGCACTACATCAAAAGCGACAAGCCACTACCCGCACACTTCGAGTTTCTCAAAGACACACTAGACGCCCTCAAGGCCAAGACCGGCAGGAAACTGTGCGAGTACGAGATGGGCGTTACCGAGGACTTACGTCCGTGTGACTTCAACGACGACAACCGATGGGTGCGTGGTATTGCTGACTTAATCATCATCGATGATGACAACCTGACCGCACGTGTGGTGGACTACAAGACAGGCAACAACAAGTATCCTGACAGGGATCAACTGACGTTGATGTCGCTCATGGTCTTCACGCACTTCCCACATATACGGCGTGTGACTTCGGCACTGCTGTTTGTTTTAAAGAACGACATAGTGAAGTCCAGTATGCTGGTGGGTGAAGCCCCCGATGCATGGGCGGACTACCGCGAACGGGTTGCTCGTATCGAGAAGGCGCACGAGACGAATGTGTGGAACCCCAAGCCGACACCCCTGTGCGGGTGGTGCTCGGTCAAGACTTGCGAGTACAACACTAAGAGGAACTAACATGCAGACAAACGGCAAGCGTGATTACAAACACGCCTACAAACTTCAAAAGAAAAACGGTGAGACTGAAGATCAACTTGAACGGCAGAAGGCCCGCAGGTTGTACGACAAAAAAGGTATTGACCGTGCAGGCAAAGATATCGACCACAAAGTGCCGCTACGTAAAGGCGGCAAGACTACTCCGGGCAACCTGAGACTGCGAAACAAATCAGCAAACCAAGGCGATAACAAATAATAAATGGAGAAAGCAGATGGAGATTGTTGATAACAAAGCCTTACTATTCCGAACGCGAAACCCACATAAATACAGCGTCATACCTAAACACAAAGTCACGCCATGCAACGGCGGCTATGAGGTTGCGGTGTTCTGGGGTTTGGATGAAGTGCGCGTGCTCAGAAACTTAGGGGTCAAGAACGCACCATCCCCCATCATTAGACGGTACAAGTGGCCCGGCAAGTTCAAGCCGATGGAGCACCAGATAGAAACGGCATCGTTCCTGACGCTACATAAGAAAGCGTTTGTGTTCAGCGAGCCGGGGACAGGCAAGACACTATCGGCACTATGGGCGGCGGACTACTTGATGCAGCGCGGTGATGTCAGACGCTGTTTAATTTTGTGTCCCCTATCGATCATGCACAGCGCTTGGTTAGGTGACCTGAACAACAGCATCATCCACCGCTCCGCCATAGTTGCGCACCACGCGCAAGCTAGTCGGCGTATAGAAATGATTCAACAAGACTACGAGTTTGTGATCTGCAACTATGACGGGCTCAACTTGATTGCAGAAGAGATTAACGCGAATGGTAAGTTTGATCTCATCATCGTGGACGAAGCCAACGCATACAAGACCATCACGACGAAACGGTGGAAGACTCTCAAGTCCATCGTACGCCCAGACACAATGTTGTGGATGATGACGGGGACACCTGCATCGCAGTCGCCTGCGGATGCCTACGGTTTAGCCAAGCTGGTCAACCCAGACAACATACCTAAGTTCTTTACATCTTGGCGTGATCAAGTGATGAACAAGATCACCATGTTTAAGTGGGCTCCCAAACCCAACGCATCAGAGCTTGTTCATGAAGCACTGCAACCCGCCATTCGATTCACTAAAGAACAGTGCCTTGACCTACCGCCGGTCATTACGATGACGCGTGATGTGCCGTTGACACAGCAACAGAAGAAGTACTACGACATGCTCAAAGACAAGATGCTCGTACAGGCTGCGGGAGAAACCATCACTGCGGTCAACGCCGCTGCTGGAGTGAGCAAGCTGTTACAGATTTCATGCGGTGCTGCCTACACGGATGACAAAGAGGTTGTCGAGTTCGATGCTGCCCCAAGGCTGGCGGTGCTGGAAGAGATTCTTGATGAGACGAGCCGCAAAGTTATTATCTTCGCCATGTTTCGCAGCACCATCGATGCCATTTACGCCCACTTGAACAAGCGTGGTATCCCAACAGAGACTATCCACGGCGGTGTAACGGCCACCAAACGAGGCGACATCATCCAACGGTTTCAGAAACACAAAGACCCACGGGTGTTGGTCATGCAGCCGCAAGCTACTGCGCACGGTATCACGTTGACTGCTGCGGATACGGTGGTGTTCTACGGTCCTCTGATGAGTGTGGAGCAGTACATTCAGTGTATTGCTCGGGCTGACCGCAAAGGACAGGACTCCACTAAAGTTACGGTGGTGCACATTCAAGGCTCACCAATAGAGAAGCGTATGTTCAAAGCGCTCGAAGGGAAAGTAAGTGACAACTCACTACTGACTCAAATGTTTGAACACGAAATTAATTCTTGAAAGGAGTTGCAAAGCTATAAAATCCCTGTAAACTGTCTAACCCTTGACAACAAAATTGGAGAAAGCAATGAACGAAAAGGACAGTGAAGACGACATCAACATAGATAGGTTGGTGGGTATTCATGGAAAGATCAAGAGCAAGATCGAGGCTTTAGATAGCCAGATCGCAGCGCTTGAAGAACAGCGTGCTGAAATACGCATGGCTATAAAAGACCGGATGAAAGCCGAAGGTTTGAAGACGGTCAATACTACTTCTGGGACGGTCTCCTTGGTGACTAAGACGCGTTACAACACGCAAGACTGGGACGCATTCAAGAGCTTTATTCTTGAGCATGATGTTTTGGATTTGCTGGAGAAGCGCATCGCACAGACCAACATGGCGACCTTCCTTGAAGAAAATCCGGGGGTTTTACCACCGGGCATGAACTCAGTAACTGAGTTCGACATTCGTGTAACCAAGTCTAGAAAGTAATCTCATGAGTAACGTAACGCTTTTTAACGCATCTAAAGTTCCCGCATTCGCCCGTAACAATGAACTGTCTGAGACAGCTAAAGCCCTTACAGGGGGCAGCACCATACAGAGCACCAAGCGCATCTCTATCAAAGGTGGTGTGTTCCGTCTGGTAGCTGGCAGTAAAGAAATCGCATCGATTGATGATCGACATCTTGACGTGATCATTGTTAAGGCAGCCCCCAAGGTCAACCGCATTTTCTATGCTAAGTCCTATGACGCAGAGAACATTGCAGGGCCTGATTGCTGGAGCAACGATGGTGAAAAACCAGACGCTTCTATCAAAGACCCACAGTGCAGCACATGCATGGCATGCCCACAAAACGTAGCAGGTTCAGGACAGAACAACAGCCGTGCTTGCCGCTTCCAACAGCGCCTTGCCGTTGTGTTGGCAGATAACCCCACAGGGGATGTGTTGCAGCTTACGCTGCCAGCGACTTCTATCTTCGGTAAAGAAGAGGGAGACAAGCGTCCGCTCCAAGCGTTCGCTCGTTACTTGGCATTGCAAAGCCCGCCCATCAATCCCGAGCAGATCGTTACACGCATGCGTTTCGATACCAAGGCTGAAAGCCCCAAGCTGTACTTCCAACCCGTTCGCTGGTTAGAGGATGCCGAGTACGAAACTGTGTTGGAGCAGTCCAATTCTGAGGATGCCAAGCGTGCGGTGGTTATGACTGTTGCTCCACCCAGCGCCAAAGCAGAACCTCTGAAGCTCGAAGGCAGCCGCCCTATGGGTGATTTGACCAAAGAGGAAGACGCACCTGCGTATGCACCGATTGCGGAGAAAGCTGAAAAGGCAGAGAAAGCCAAGAAAGCCAAGGCCGCTCCTGTAGTTGAGGAAGACGAGAACGATGAGCCGGAAGTTCGCAAAGCCTCAACTAAAGAGACCGCAGTACCCGCTAAGAAAAGCAAGTTAGCCGACATCGTGGCTGACTGGGACGACGAGTAAGGAGTTTAGGGGGGAAAGCGGATGCTACCAACAATGTGGGGTCATCCACGAGTAGACGCAGCGAGTACCCCCACCCAATATGGCTTATTCAAATAAAACAATAGATACCGTGCTGTCAGCGCCTAAAACCCCCGGCAATCAGTTGGGGCGATGGGCGATACATCTTAACTTCCCAGTTACAAAGATAGCGGCAGCACTTGGCGTCACAAGACAAACGGTCTACAACTGGTTTCAGGGTAAGGACGTATTTATCGCTTACCAAAATCGCGTAGAGCTTCTTTTAAAAATTATGCAATCGTCACGCACTGCGGACGATGCTTGGAGAAAAATATGTCAAGAATACAACCTAGAACCTTGAGCAACAAAGAGTTGATCACCCACTGCTCCAACCAACTTGACAGCGCCGAAGGTCTAGACTACTTATGGCAAGTTGAGTTACTGAACCGATTTATTGCACTAGCCCCCTTAGATGAATTCCCGCCCAAAGACGAACGACAACTTGATCTTTTCCTGACCACGTAACCTGAAGGATTGTTATGACCCCGCTTGAGTTTCTAGCGGTAGTCCTGCCGTCCCCGGGTTCCGGGTACTACTGTGCAGTTGGCTATACAAAAACGAAAAAGGAGCACGATTTTGAACAAGCACTGGAGAATTTATTAACGCCCATAACATCTTGGCACGATAGCAAGAAAGACTGTTACTTCGCACTAGCCACATTTGCCGAAGCGGGGAGCCGCAAAGCTGAGAACGCTAGATTCTTGCGCAGTCTGTTTATTGATATGGACGGTTATGCGTCCAAGAAGGAAGCAGCGGAGTCCCTTAAGTCCTTCATGTTTAAGACGGGGCTGGACCTGCTTGGCACGCCGTACATCGTGGGGTCTGGTGGTGGGCTGCACGTGTACTGGCCGTTGACTGAGGACGTGGAGGTTGCTCGGTGGAAGCCTGTAGCCGAAGCGTTCAAGCGCCTGTGCAAGCAGGAAGATATGCGTATCGACATGAGCGTGACTGCTGATGCAGCGCGTATCCTGCGTGTGCCTGACACCACCAACTTCAAGGCCAAGTACGCTACGCCGCGCCCAGTCCGCCTACTAGCTAAAGGGGATACGTTCGACTTCCAAGACCTGTCG